GGCTCCCAAGACGACAGTTCGGTCCACAAGGCTTGCTTGCGGGCGCGAAGGTGTTGAACAAGCGTTCGATGCTCGCCGTTGCCAATCGAAACCTGAGAGCTTGGATACATAGTTTACCTCAAGACAAGTATCGAGTCTGCCCCAACATAGACGAGCCTCGCGGGGTTAAGAAAGTTTCACCCGCCATTCTCTGTTGCTGCTGCCTAGCATAGATGGCAGTAATATTAGGCTTTTTCTTTCTCATCTTTTTTTCATTAGATCTGGCCTCTTTTCTTTGGCTGGCCGCTGAACTCTTAGCAATTTTTTGCGCTCGTTCCTGCCTTGCTTCAGCTTTTTTTTGCGCTTCTTCCTGCTTTTTGCCCATGTAAATTTGCCCGCCAACTCCGGCAATTAACGATGCTGCTGCTAGTCCTACGGCCATTGTTAATTTCTCCCGTAAATCTTTGATTGACGATCAGCCTCAATTCCTTTCATTGTTTTTTGAGGCCCATATGCCGTGTCTTGCCACTGCTCTAATGCCTTTGCACTTTTTTGAAGACCTAGTTGTTTTGCTTTTCGTTCTTCCCTGTCTTCCTTAGATTTCAAAAATCCTCCCCAGTCTCCAAAGGAAGCGCGAAGATGGTTCTTTGGATTCAGTGCATCTTTCAAATCTAACTTGTCATTCTGAGCAGCTTTAGCTTTTGATTTTAGTTGTTGTTTAGCAGGCCCAATAATTTGTGGCGCTGACGGACCTTCCATTGGATCGTTGTCTACACCCAATGTCGATGAAGGCTGCGAGTAACCTTCTGAACTTACAGCAAAAACAGATTTGTTATTCTGGCTGTTGTTTACCGGCCTTGATCCAAGGTAACTACTTCTAGTATCGCCCATTTAGTTTGCGTTGGTAATGAGTCTCTGCATGTTCGTAGTCACGGCGTGCCGACAAAATTAAGTCAAGAGATGATCCTGGCTTGGCGGACCACACAATACAGTCTACGCCAGCCTCTTGGGCGTGTTTTTCTGTCTGCCGTATAAGTTGCAGCCCAATACCTTTACGGAACTTAGGAAGTATGTAAATGCTGTCGCTACCTGCCATTAAGGTGTCATGGTGACCGTGCCGGAACAAAACAGTAGTGCTGTATCCAACCATCTGCTGGCCTAGATACACGCCTAGACAGATCAAACTGTTTTTACTTTCTATGATTTCGTAGCGCGTTAACTCTGGCTCAAAGTCCTTGTTGTCTAATTCCTGACAGTGCTGTTGAAAAAGGTGTTGGCCATCAGCCATCAGCACTTCAAAGTTAATTAGGATAATCTCCAAGCTAGATGTTGTCGTAAGGGTTTCTGTCCCAGCCGTTTCGGTCTCTTTTGCTGCCTGCACGGGCCATCTCGTAGCGGTCGATTGACTTCTGGATAGGGCTAGCAAACGTAAGAGCCAGCGCATCCGCAAGGTCGGGACTCCCCGCGTTCTGGAGTCGCTTCTTGATTTGGTCCTTGGACTCTAGCACACGCCGTCCAGAGGTGTCGAAGCTGTAGGTCGGAGTCGCAAGCTCTTGTTTTAGAGACAGTGAATCGGGGATCGCACCACCGCCCTGTAACCAGTCACGCATTTCGAACCACATTTCGGTTCGACGGTTAACATGCAAAGTGTGACGGTTAGCGCGACCCCCAAAGGGCACCTCGATAATGTGATAACCCAGTTGTTTGAGGCGGTCGATGACCCCTGCTCCTGCTCCGCTGTCTATGAACGTCGCATCTGGGTGCCAGTCCCCGATAGCCTGCGCTACGAGGTCTGCTAGTTGCATGTTGTCTACCCCTCGGTAGACCAGGGCAGGGAACGCCTGCGGCCCTTGCCGCTTCATAATGACGCTCCTGTCGTCGCCAAACCGGGCCGGGTCTACGCCCAGCACTCGCGGTGCGGCTGTGAGGTCGTGGGCCTGATACATCCGCTTAGAAGCCACCTCTGCTACGTCCAGGCTAATCAACTGGTCGTCGCCAGCGGCTGAGAAGTCACAAAGCATCTCACGCGAAAACGCGGTTTCGCTCATTTCCTGCCGCATCCGGTCGATCTCTGTAGAGGGCAGAGAGTCCGTGTCCTGGCAGGTAAACCTAGCGGCATACCAGGACGACCCTTTGGTCTTCATGGACGCCTGAGCGCGGTAGAACAGTTCTGAGAACAGGTTAATCCCCTGCGGGGTGCCAATAAACAGCGCCCATCCCAGGCGGTCTGCGAGCGCAGGCTGGATGATTTCGTGCCAGACCTCTGGTTTCATCTGGGCCACCTCGTCTAGGACCACGCCGTCGAGCCTAACTCCCCGCATAGCGTCCGGGTTGTCTGCGCCGTAGATCTTGATGATCGCCCCGTTGTGCTTGAACTTGACCGCAAGCTCACCCTCTTGGATGACCGCAGCACCTTGCTTTACTAGCCCCTCTACGCGCTGTTTAAGCCTGCTCCAAGCAATAGCCTTGGCTTGCTTGAGTTGCGGCGCAACGTAAAAGAACGCCCCTAGATCCTTCTGACAGGACATAGCGCAGTCCAGCAGTTCCATGAGCGCAAGCTCGGTCTTCCCCGCTCGACGATGCAAGGCCAAGACCGTGAACCTAGCCTTGTTGACATGGCACATCCGCTGCCAGTCCCGAGGCTCATAGTCCAAAGATAGATTTACGCTCTCAGTCATGCTTAATAACCTCCTGAAAGGAGGTCGAAAAATAAACAGTCACAAGTGACGCCCCCAAAAAAAATGGGGGCGGGTCATTCGACCGTGGCTTTAGAGGGGGTCGTCGGGAGATGGGGGGTCAATTTCTACCGTAAGTCGGGGTTTGAGTGCAGCTTGTGGGGTGGAAGAGATGTGTGTGTTGGAGATGTTGTGTTCCTCTCCCCCGCCGCGAGCGTGATCGAGCGATGGCCCCCCGGGGGTGGGGGTCGATTTACGCTCGACCGAATCCTCATTACTCTCGCGAGGAACACCAGTTAAGACGACAACGGTAGCGGCACTATCGCCGGACGTTTTCGCGTCACCGTATCGCTCTGGGCTCCAACGTGACAGTAGCCATCGGCGGGCGTCTAGCCGTAGCCGTGCAACGTTCACCGTCTCCGGTGTGGCAGCATCCGCTATCGCTAGACATTCTGCTGCTAGCGCATCATGGCCGATACGTCTAGCAACCTGCACGTCTCTCGCGAATCCTTCGTCCTTATCGACCCAACGATACAACGTCGCTTCTCCCATCCCATGTAACGCCGCAAACTCCCGCCACGTCTTGCCGGACGCTAGCCATTCAATGATTTGCTCGCGTTTGGCCGCAGGGATTGCCGATCTCGGGCGTCCTACTTTGTTCGTATTCACCTCCAAAACGCTACTTTTCGTAAATACTTTTGGCAACCCTCAAGCCCCCATCGTAACGCCGTTTACGTCACGCGAAACGCCTTTTGACGCGTCACCGGTGACGGTTTGCAGTGAATCCTTTTGGACATCTAGCCGATAGATATGGCAGACTGTCAGCGGCAATCTTGCCGCCTAATATCCAAGCCATGAAGCCATACGATCAGGAACAAGACCAACTCGATATCCTCCACAACCCAAACAGGGACCGCGGGCACGCTGTTTTGCGCGGGCTTGCAAGCGGGGACGCCGAATACGCCGAACCTCTCGCCTTGTACCTTGCAAAGGGCGGGGATATCCATTGGCGCAATGCTGCGAACGCCGTTGCGAGGTTAGACCCGGAACGCCCGGAGTTCGAGGAATGCCGCGAACTAGTCGCAGCAATTCGTTGCACGCTTGCAAATGCTGACAACAGTGGGCTTCTCTACTTGCTCAACATGTAGCAAGTAGGAGCCGGGAGCTTGCCAAGCTCCGAACCACTCCGACGCCGTGACGGATTCACGGCAACCCAAAAGCAACCCAAGACCATGACGGCCAAAAACAACGGCGAATCCTGCGACCACTGCGGCACCCAATGGACCGCGACCAACTCCGAAACCTTGCACAAGATCGGCGGCAAGTGGACGTGCGACGAGTGCACCTGTCCTTCTGTAATCGAGACCAACTAAGCAACCCGAAACCATGACCGACCAAGCAACCAACAACTGGCAAACATGGGAAGAACAAGCCCGCCAATTCTCGATCGATGAACTCTACGCGAAGTGCGATACGGCATGCGCCGATCTCCCCGCGATGGACCGTTTCGACATCGAGATGAACACATGTCACGGTGGCCAACTGCGAGACATCATTAGCGTATGGCGTAGCGTTATTCGAGAAATGGAGTGCGACACGCGCCGCACCGTCACCATGCGCCTGACAACCGCAGAGGCGCGAGCCGTTGAAGGCATGCGCCGTAAATCTGGCGAGCCCACAAAGTAGTCCGTAGGGCTTCGGGTATCCCAAAGCGCCCGCCCATTCCGCGCCGTGACGGATTCACGGCAATCCCGAAACTCTCGAAACATGACGACCGAAAGCATTTTAAACATTCCCGAAGACGGCAACCGCTGGATCTTCGACGTATCCATAAACCTAGACACCTGGATCCAGGAAGTATGTGGCGAGCCGATCGACCTCCAATTCTCCGACGCCGCCGCGCCCAACTGGGATAGCGACGCCGCCGTTTTGCCAGCGATCCAGAATCACGCACAAGGGGCCGAAAACGCCCATTGGGACAAACTAGGATCCGTTGCGCGTGATAACACCTATAACCATGAAAGCGACCTAGATGCGCCTTTCACGTACTCGATCTACTCTCGGAAGGGCGAAGATTGGCTATGGTCAGACGACGTATACGTCGCAATCTGCCGCCATCGTGGCGGCGACGTGCGAGGAAACTACGGCGGTCCCGAGTTTTATCGCGTCGATAGCCTAGCCGATGCCGGATTTGCGACCCAAATGATCGGCTGGCATGTCACGGATGCCGATGGCAACCCCATCGATCCAGACGGGCGATACGGCGAAGGATACTCCTCTAACCCAACGTCCGAACTGGAAGGCGACCTAGACGCCGATCCCGATGGGGCGTTTTGTTGGAAAGGTGGCGCATTCCATGCGCGAATGGAAGGCAAGCCCGTCGTTTGCTGGCCGAACCTCTACATCGGCTAGCCGTTGGGCTTCGGGTATCCCTAAGCGCCCGCCCATACCGCGCCGTGACGGTCTCACGGCAACCCAACGACAGGAAAGCAAATGTTGTCAGATGAAATGATGAAATGCGTGACGAAAGAATCCCAGCGCATGGGCCGTGACGCCGGACAAAACGCCGCAGAATGGTGGGCACAAGACGCCGTTGGTGGGCGAAACACGAACACACGCCGCGACATTGCGAAAGGTGCTCAGGCGTTGCTGGAAGACTTCCCGATCGGATGGCCGGACGCGCCGAACCTTTCCGGCGAATGGGCAGATTCAATGACGCCGCAGAAGTTGATTTCCGAGCTTGGTCTAGATGCTGACGATGTAACGGGCGAAGACGTGGCGGACATCTGCGCGGCATGGGAAGACGGCGCGGATGGGGCGTTCTACGATGCCGTAGACAGCCATCTGCGGATGGCCGCACAAGGGGGCGACGAATAATCTTCAACCCACAATGGCAACTTTGCCGATAGCGTGCTACGTTGTCGGCTCACCTCAAACTTGGAAAGCAAATGACACACAGACACACAGACAAGATCCGTTCTGCCATGGTTCGGATCGTCCCTTCTAACCCACACACAAACGAACGCGTCTTGCGCTTGTCCGCGAATGCTAGACTCATTCGCAACCCATGCGGTACCATCCGTCTTCGTTTGCATTATACGGACGTAGCGATGATGAACGGTGACGGCGACGTATCCGTTCAGCACGGCGGATGGGTAACGCCGACTACGCGGACCTGGATTGCTAGTGCGATCGAAGCGTTTACGTCGCGGCCATGCGGAGCATCCATCGCCAAGGGCGATTTCACCGTTTGGTTCGGTGCCTTCGACAAGAGCAAGCAAACCGAGATCGGCAAGGAATGGACGCCGTTGGAGGTGATGTCGTGAGCCACGCCCCAACCATGGGTTCACACGAAAATCCTGGCTCTTGCGTATGTGGGCGTCCGGTCTACGTGACACGATGCGGGACACCATACATCCGCATTCAATGCGGGACGCCGGGTATCCGGCGGTTCTACAACGCATGGGTCGAGCCAACGGTCGGCGAAGGGCCGACCAACTCATGCTGTAACCGCGCAGTCAGCGCATTCCTGGAAGACATGCAGAAGGAGAAAGCAAGAACATGAGTACCCCAATTTACGTTTTGATCAGCATCTGGGAAGGCGACGCCATCGAGCCGGACCTCATAGCCACCTTTGCTACGGCGGAAGAAGCCAACGGAGCTTGCCGCAAATACGTGCTCGATTCTGGGTCATCCTACGATCCAGACGTAGTACTCGACGATTTGACGGACGGCGGCGAACTAGCCCATTACGAATGCACCGTTTCCAACGGCTACAAGATGTTCAGCGCCCGTGTTTGCGAACTACCCCAACCCCAACCCCAATAAAAAAGCACCATGGACAACCGATACGAAGAACTTAGCAAGGCAGACCAAGCCCGAATCGACAAAGCCGTGAACTCCATCGCCAGCGGCGAGCAAATGGTCATCCAGCCATGGCGACCCAGCAAGCGCGAGCGTCGCGTTGAGGATCAGCCGTCTTGGGATTACGAGATCGAGGTCTTAGCCTTCGAACACTTCGGCCCGCTCAACATCAGCGGTCGGATTGATTGCGGCGTGGCCGGACACCCCGATCAGGTCTACTCCATCCTCAACACGATGTTCCAGCACATCGGCGACGTGTCGCGCTTCGTCTGCGCCCAGGGGGACTAGCCATGGCCGTGACGGACGACAAGCAAGAAGCCTTCAGTCTTTTCGATGAAGGTCTCGATGCAGAGGACGTAGCCGAGCGGCTAGGTATCGACCCCGAAGACGCAGCAAGCTACTTCAAAGATTGGGAGAACGACGAAGACAACGATGACGCCGATGGCTTTGCCGAACCAGAGCCAGAGGATCCTATTGACTACGACATGCCTGATACGTGGGCTTACAGGTGCGGACCATGAGACATATTCTTACAGCGATTCTATTGCTGGCACCCGTTGCCAGCGCACAGTACGGATGGCGTGACGCGCTCGACGCGATCAAGCAAGTCGAGACCGGCAACGGTAGCGGCATCGGCGTGAAGGGTGACGGAGGGCGTGCGGCTGGTCCGCTCCAGATCCACCGCATCTACCACATCGACGCAGCCGAGCGCGACCGTAGCTTGACGGACTACCAGCGATGCCTAACCGACCGAGCCTATAGCGAGCGCGTCGTGCGAGCATACATGCGACGCTACTGCCGCTCGCAAGCGGCGCGACTGGATGCAGGCACGGCTACGCTACATGATGTGGAGCGCGTCGCACGCTGCCACAACGGAGGGCCGAAGGGCTACCGCAAGAAAGCCACGCTCGGTTACTGGCACAAGGTGCGCTCGCACCTCAAGACCAAATCCTTTTAACTTGATTCGGCAACCCTGCCGAATAGACTTCACGCTTCCCCTAACCAAAGGAATAAACATGGGAACTCAGCACACAGTGAAAGTTAAGGGCGTCGAGCAATCGTTCGACAGCCCGTTCGACACTCTCGATGACGCCGTCGAGGCGCTCAAATCAGGAGGTAACAACAGCCAGTTCGCTCGCGATTTGATCGAGAAGCAAGAGCGGTTCGGCCTCAGTGACGCGCAAGCGGCATGGGTCCACAAGTTGGCGATGGACAACAACGATCGTCCTGCTCCGCTGGAGCTAGGGCTGACCAACATCGCAAAGATGCTCGCCGTCATGCCCGGTAAAGGCAGGCGCAAGCAAGAGGTTGCCCAGGGCATCGAGGTCAGCCTGAATGGGCCGAAGTCCAAGAACCCTGGACACGTTAGCGTCACAGACGGTGGACCCTACAAGGACAACACCTACTTCGGACGCATTGACGACAACGGCACGGTGTTTCCGGGCCGCGACTGGAATGACGAGGTCACGCAGGCTCTCGTCGCATTCAACAACCAAGGACAGGAGGAAAGCAATGACGACATCGACGACACGAGTCTCCCTTTCTGAGATCTCTCAGCAACTGGAGGCTACTCGCCTGCAAGTTAAGGCCATGAGGCAGATAGTCAGCGATTACGTCGGAGAACTTACGACCGATGTAATCAAGGGCGTCGAGCCTGTGGTCCGCAACACCTACGTCTTGCGGAACGCAGTCACGATCGAATCTTACATCGACGCTGCGCTGAAAGACCTTCAGACTGCCAACGTCTTTGTCCAGACCTTCCAGCGCAAGGAGCAGGAAGATGCCGACTAAAGCAGAGCGCCCGTCTGAGGGCGGGCATTGGTATGACCAGCACGGTAACCAGATCGGCGAGGTCGAGCGTTCGAGCGGCAAGGGTATGCGAAAGCCCACGCTGCGCGATGCTCGCAAGCACAACTGGGGACCGGGCGTGACGACCATCATCGCTTGCGCTGCAGCTCCTGGTCTTACACGCTGGAAGCAGCAGCGAGCAGCCGACTCGGCTGTCTCTCTTCCCATGCTTGCCGGGGAGAGCAAGGAGGACTGGTATGGGCGCGTGATTGAAGACGCAGCCCAGACCGCTAAAGACGCAGCCGAGGAGGGATCTCGCATCCACGCAGCCATCGAGCAGCACTACCGAGGCGAAGAGTTCGACAAGTTCTATCGCGGCCATGTCCTAAGCGTGGTTGACTTGATCGAAGAGCACTGTCCTACGGCTACGACGCTTCACCCCTGGCTCGCAGAGGAAGGTGTCGCTCACCCTTGGGGCTACGGCACCCGCGTTGACCTCGCGTCAGAGGCATGGGTACTGGATTTCAAGACGAGGGATGGCAACCAGGATGTCTTCGACAACCTGCGGACCTACGAGAGCCACTGGATGCAGTTAGCTGCAACGAGACAGGCTCTCGGCGGCGACACGCACAAGCGGTGCGCGATCGTCTACATCAGCCGGACACACCCCGGCATCTGCTCTTTCGTGCAAGTTAAAGAGGAAGACCTTGAGCGTGGGCTTGCCATGTTCAAGGCGCAACTGGACTACTGGCAAGCAAAGCAACGACACAAGCCGGAGTGGTAACACAACATGACCTACCCAAGATTAGATGATGTCGTCAAGGCTGACGACGTAAGCAAGAAGGGCGGTGGCAACTTCGCTGCCGACTACGTGAACTGGGCGCGGATCGCTGCCTACCTGCGCGAGCACGCGCCGGGGTGGCAGCCTTGCGCCAAGCCTGCCGCAGACGGTGGCATCGTCCACCGTGCGCCGGATGGCTCCTGCTACCTACTGATCGGGTTTGAGTATGGTCTCGCGGTCAACCTCGAAGATGAGGCGTGCGAGACCCAATACATCCCGCACGCGGTGATGGATCACCGCATGAACGCCAAGCAGCAGCCCGACGCACGCGACATCAGCGACGCCTTCGTGCGTGGCATGTGCAAGGCAGCGGCGTTGCTGTTCGGTCTGGGCTGGAAGCTCTGGAGCAAGGATGACCCGATGGAACGGGAAGCCCCGGCCCCGAAGCCTAAGACAGCAGTCGAGGCATTCCCGCTCAAAGAGCACGCGCTCTCTGCTTTGGAGAACGTGAAGACCCCGGCACAGTTCAAGTCGTGGGGTGCTCGCGTGAAGGCTAGCCAGATCGTGGGCGATGACTTGTCCGAGCTACGCGATGCAGGTCAGGAGCACATGGCAAAGATCAAGGAGGCGAGTGCATGAGCGACGACAAAAACAAACAACACGACGAGGCATGCGACAAGTTGCACTTGCATTCATCGCGTCTGCTTGCTGATGGCGACATTGATGGCTGGCACGATTTCATGGAAGACTTATCCCAGGCTATTGAAAAGCAAGGGGGATTGCCTGATCGCCGCGAGGGTGAGAGTGCCTTCGACCTTGTGCTTCGCCATCTAAGAGAAGAGCACCTAAGGGGGGAGAAGCAAGAACAATGAGCGCACGCAACGAGGTGCTCGAACAAGCGGGTGCTGTCATCGCTGCATGGCGAGACACTCCGCTCGACTCTGTCCCCGCTAACCTGGAGACCTCCTTGGTGGATCTCCGGGCGGCGGTGGAGAGGATGAACCAATACGCTCACTCAAGAGCCACCGACCCTGAGACAAGTAGGCAGGGGCCAAGCTCCTACCGCATGAACCAGAGTCGTAGCGATGTCCTCAAGACAATCAAACTAAGACCACTGACCGACATCGAGTTGGTTCAGGCTGTCAGTGATAAGATGTCAGCGAGTGGTGCTCGAACCAGGAGGGCCGAGCTAGTTCGTATGGGTTTGGTCAAGGATAGCGGCAGGCGGCGCAAGTCAGACTCGAATAGGTCACACGTTGTATGGGAGGCCGTATGATCCACCCTGACAAGATCTTGATGGCGGTATGCCATTCGTTCTGCGTAAACCCTGAAGACATATGGGGTCCAGACAGGCAGCGAATGATCAGCGAGCCCCGAAAGATCGCAGCGTTCCTAATCAGGAAGCATACGAACATGCCTTTAGAGGGCATCGCTTATTACTTGAATAGGACCGACCACACAACGTGCATATACTGGCTAAAGCAAGTCAACAAGAGGATGAAGACAGAGATCTATAAGTCGATCGTTGACAAAATTGAGGAGCAACTAACTGATGAAGCCACGAAGGCAACCGAAACCCCGTTCCTATGTGATCGTCACCCGCTTTTGCGATCAGGGTCACGACACCTACGTAGTTGGCACAGACTACGATGGCTACTGCAACGCCTGCCAGGGCAAGAAGTCCCCGAGCGCAGAGCAGGACAGGCAGCGGGCTGAAGCTTTACTTAAACTAACCACAAAACTGGAGCATTGCGTGCCATGGAAAAGGCGAGAAATACTGATGGAGATACGAGCCATAAAGAAGGGCTCTATGGGCTAATGAAGGCCGCCGGATTTACATCCATCGGCGAGCTGTCTGAACACTCAGGCGTTAGCATTCGCACGATCTTTAACTGCAAGAACCAAGTTCACCGGCCCAACAGGGGGACGGTCAGTCTTCTTGCGTGGAATCTGAATGTAACCCCTGAAGAACTTGAGAAGGTTCTAAGTGATCAAGAGTGATCGGCTCACGCCGAAGGGTCCAAACCTTCCGCTTGCCCTTCGGCCCCCTCTTAGACCACGACCAGATCTCAAAACGTGCTGGTGACTCCAGCCACATCTTCAGTCGCGGCTCCGCTATCGACTTCTTGCGTCGAGCAGCGTGACCAGATCCCGACGTAGCCTGCACCGCTAGCGGGCCTTGCTCAAGGTCGTCGATCACGATCATGTCGATGCACCCGAACAAGTCCTGCCTGATGCGGGCATACTGGTTCCACTTCTCAACCACGCCTGCGATCCACCCGTTCTTCCGGCAGTGTTGCAGAGATCTTTGAGTGGGGCTGGACATGGATTACTCCTGCTGCTAGGTATAGCAGTGGCGTTTCACCATTGAGAGGGTGATCTGTTAATTCGAGTTAGAGGGACTCAGGTGGCGGCGAGTGGCGAGCGTTTAATTGCTTTCCCTTGCCATTCGTCGTCACCATCTTTTACAACATACCTGGGGCCGGAACCCATGGCCGTTGTGCTCCGCTCTCGTCAAGCGTGTAGCGCACAACCCCCTTCCCTACCCATCAGTGGGTTCCGGTCCCTTTTTCCTTGCGTCGCGTCACCTGTGACGGTAAGGGTAGTGACATGGAACGGCGCGGGGGGCACCGTTGATCGTCATGCCGACGAACAACACTGGGATTGTAGTGGGTTATCTTGCGGGTAAATACCCTCGCAGGATTGGTCACCTGTTTAGCCCAGAGGGTTCGAGGGAAACCCATGATTGGCTACCGTTTGCCCTCGATAACGGCAAGTTCGCTGGCACGGTTACGCGGGATTGGCTGGATGAACTTCGGTCTACGACCAGTTTCTGGTGCTACTACCTGTGCCCTCTATGGGGCCGTGACATGAACTTGACGGCTGAACTGGCATGGAGGGCTAAGTGGGATTTAACCTGTCAGATGCACAAGTATGGAGGTTTGCAATGACTAGACAGATGGTGCTGGATGGTATGCAGTTAATGTCTTGCCAGATCTGGGACGACAAGGTTTCGATCCATGCTCGATGGTTATTCATCTGCTTACTGTTGAAGACGACTGATGAAGGCATGATCTACGTGGATGAGGACTACCGGATCTTCAGTGAAATCTCAGGTTTGGGAATCCGGTCGGCTCGGAGTTCCCTGTCGGAGCTGTTGGCTGTGGGGTTGGCGGAGGAGGGAGATCATGGCTTGATCTCAATTCCCGACGTAGACAAGTTCCGTCGTCGCCAGACTCAAAAGCAGGCCAGGACGGCAGAGCGAACTCGCAAGTGGCGAGAGCGAAAGGGTGACGATCTCGAAATCAAACCCCCTCAGACTCCCCCTATTAGTACTACTATTAGTACTAGTACTAGTACAGATAAGAATAGGGGGGGTACAGGGGGGGAGGAACAGGGTGTCACAAGTGACGCTGTCACCAGTGACGCTAACGAGCCTCCAAAGGTTAAGCGTTGGGCTGACCGTCCAGCAGATGTGGACGAAGATATCTGGCTGGAGTTCGTCAGCCTCCGTCGCACCAAGAAGGCTACGGCTACCGACCGGGTGATCAAGGGACTCCGCAAGCAAGCAGGGCTGGCAGGCTTGACCTTGCAGGAGGCCATGGAGACCTGCATCCAGCACGGCTGGACCGCCATCAAGGCGGAATGGCTGCAAGGCAAGGTTCGCAATCGCAAAGTCTACAAGGGCAGCATGTCTGAGGCTGGCGAGATTGACTTCTAAGCGCCTTTTCCTATCCGGCTTATCCGGGTAGGGGCGCACCGTTTTCTTACAGCAGAGAGGCAGGGAGGGCCACTAGAATGGAAGACAGCGACAGCACTGAATACAAGCAGGCTTGGAGGGTGGTGGAAGAGGGGCTGAAGAGGTGCCCCGATCACGGCAACTACGAGTCTTCGCTCATGGCTCACCGGCATCCCCGGTGCCAAGCATTCTGGACCAAGTGCCCAAGGTGCAACGAGGAGATCGAGAAGGAAGAGAAGGAGTTGTTGCGCCGCTACGAAGCGGCCATGGACAGAGACCCCAGCGTCGAAGGCTCAATGAATGAGCTTACCCTGGCGATGTCGGGGGTGCCTGTCCGCTACCGAGACGCCAGCCTAGATGACTGGCAAGACGACAACGAATCCATGAAGAAGGTGGGCAAGAAGCTCCGCGACTACTGCTCCAACTTCGACATCGCGCTAGAGCGTGGCAGCAACATGATCATGATCGGTAACCCCGGCACTGGCAAGACGTTCGCAGCCTGCGCCATGATCAAAAACATCCTGATCAAGAAGGATCATACCGCCTGTTACGTCACGGCTAACGACTTCCTGACTAGACTGCGGAACTGCTACCACCATGACAGCGAGGAGCAGGAGGTCGATGTCTTCGAGGACTATGCTAGTCCTAGCCTGCTTGTGATCGACGAAGTGGGTAGGCACAAGGACAGCCAGCACGCTGCCGACAGCCTGTTTGCTCTGCTCGACCGGCGCTACCGGGAGGTCCGACCTACGATCCTTATCTCCAACATGGGCAAGGATGAGTTCGTAGACTTCCTCGGTGACGCCATGATCTCAAGACTGAGACAGGACGGGCAGATGCTGGGATTCTACTGGGAGGACCAGAGGAAATGATCATCGTCTCTTTTGGTGGCGGGGTGAACAGCGCGGCCCTGCTTGTTGGAATGCAGGAGCGGGGCATGAAGTGCGACGCCATCCTGTTCGCTGACACTGGCGGCGAAAAGCCGCATACCTACCAGTTCGTAGAGATCATGGAGAAGTGGCTGAAGAAGCATAACTTCCCCGAGATCACCCGCGTCCGCGCCTCACAGAAGACCTACGAGAACCTCGAAGACAACTGCTTGACGAAGAAGATGCTTCCGTCGCTGGCCTACGGCTTCAAGTCGTGCAGCCACAAGTATAAGAAGCAACCGCAGGAGGTCTGGGCCAACAACTGGCAACCCGCCAAGGATGTCTGGGCAGCAGGCGACAAGGTGACCAAGTATCTGGGCATCGACATCGGAGAACGACGGCGAGCACAGATCCCTGAGGACGACAAGTATCGCTACAAGTATCCACTCATTGAGTGGGAGTGGGAGCGGGAAGACTGCTTGGACGCGCTCAAGAGAGCAGGTCTGCCCAACCCCGGCAAGTCCGCGTGCTTCTTCTGTCCTGGCTCCAAGAAGAAAGAGATCCTCGACCTCAAGCGGCAGTATCCCGAGCTTGCCGAACGTGCCATCGAGATGGAGCGCAACGCAGAACTGAGCAGCGTGAAAGGGCTAGGCCGCTCGTTCAGTTGGGAGGCGTTCCTAAAGGCAGACGAGGCTCAGGGCAAACTGTTCCCAGAGGTGATCGAAACGTCTTGCCTCTGCTGGGACGGAGAGGAATAGCAAGGTGAGAGACCACGATCACCGCGACTTCTCGCCTCAACTCATGGCCCTCATCAACAGGTTGCAAGAGTCTCGACAGGGCAGGCAGGGCTGGTGTTACGCCGCGCTTAACGATGAAGGCACTTTGTTAAAGCTGGGAGGCACCAAGAACTGCCCGATCTGCCGCATCCACGGCAACCAGAAGGTGCCGGGTATCAAGAAGAGAGTCAGGATGAACTTGGTCGCGCTCGCGTGGTCCGAAGACTGGAAGATCCACGAACAGCACCTACTTAGAATCGCTACTCCGATCTACGGAGACGAGTGGTTTGATCCTGGCCCGCACTTCCATTGCCAGAAGTCACTGCTCGACTACCTGTGCTCGGAAGGCATGCTAGTCAGTCCCTGGGATGCGACCATGAAGTTTATGCAGTCGGTCGAAGAGCAGTGCCTAGCTACCACTTGACACGGTTGGCCCAGTAAGCCGCTGACATCTTGCCCTTGCTGATGTTCTTCGCGTGGCGGGCCTTGAAGGACTTGCGGCGTGCCTTCTCACTGGCAGTCTTCGGGTTCTTGCCCGCGCCGCTCACGCCCTTCTGACCGAAGCGGATGAGCTTGACCTTGCCATCGACCTTAGCCAGCACAGCGTGCGACTTCTTGCCGTGACCCGGTGTCCTCTTGGGCTTGTTGTAGCCTGAGAACTTCTCTCCGCCGCGCTCGACCATCAAGCGTTAGGTGTCGTTAGTGACGTTTGAGGACCCCTGCTTGCTGCGAACTCGCAAGCCGATGAATCGGAAAGCGTTGCCGGTGTTGTTGATAGCAGTGATTCCACCGATCTCATGGAGAACCCCTACTGTCCCAAACGGATGACCATCGTGGGCTACTCCAAGATCTGTGCCTCCGATAGACACAGTCAGTGTGCCACTGCCATCTCCTGCTTTGACTACGTAAATAGCATCTAGCGGGGGGCTGAAAGTGTGAGATCCCGCCGCGCTGATCACGACGTTGTTTCTGTAGGGACCGGCCATAGTTATTTCCTCTTAGCAGTCTTAGCGCTGCGCTTAAATGCCTTGGCGGTAGGGGCACCCTTGGCACCCGGCTTCCGCATTTTCTCACCCGAACCAGCAGCGATGCGTTTTCGCTTTGCGGCAATATTGGAATAGAGACCCTTCTTCTTAGCGGCCATAACCCTTCTTCTTGCCCATCATGGGCTTCTTGGCTGCTTTCTTAGCAGCCTTCTTGGCGGGCATGGTCTTCTTAGACATGGGCTTCTTGCCGTATTTCTTCATGGTTAGACGCTCGCTACAAACACTTCGACATCGACCGCAGCAGAGTTTGCCGTGGCCGTGATATCTACAAGATCCTCAAGGGCGACGGTCAAGGCAGAGGTGCCCGCGTCCATCGTGTCCTTGCATCCCCCCGCCATATCGCACGGGTAAATGAAGGAGTGACCCTTGTCTACGATGACTGCGAACTCATGGTTGCCCTCGCTCTTGAACGTGAGCAAGACATGGTTCGTGTCATCCTTGTTCGTGATGCGGATGTAGCGGACATCGTCCTCGTCGAACTGACCAGCGAGGTAGCTCTTCGCGAGGTCCGTCTCCAGCGTGGTGGCGAAGCCAAGCAGGCCCGACTCCGTAGTTGGCACAGACACGATCCTCTTCGAGATCTCGTTGACGTTGTCAACGGTGACCGTGTTGGTCGCTCCCTGGGCAGACCCGTTGAGGGTGATCGCCTCCGTGATCGTCACGGTCAAGGTGGCTGCTGAGATGGTGGATGCCATGCTGTTAGTCTGCCAGAAAAACGGTAGACCGCAAGTCAACATCTTACTGTCTAGCGTAACTGGTTCTTGAACTTGTTACATGTTTGGTGCAAGATACCTATCGGCAGAGTTGCCGACTGTGGTATAATGAAGGGGTCGCGCAGGGGCACGGTGCTCCTGACGACTGTTCTCTAACAACAAGGAAAGCAATGGACGCAAAAACATACAAACAGGCGCTTGCGGTTGTCGCAACTCTGAACAACCAGGAGAAGGCAAAGGTGGAGGTTGCAATGAACATCTTGAGCAGTGCGAGCGGTCGCCTAGCTGATCGCTTGGCGGACGAAGCAGTCGGTCGGGCCAGAGCACCTAGCGAAAGTGTTTGCACGATGAGTTTAGCATCGTTCTTCGAGTCCCTCAGCTTTGCCGCCATGCGCGATGAAGCTGACATAGACCCCGCCCGGACCTAGTCCGGGCTACTGACTCAGCCGTTGCAGGTCGCTCCGCTTGCCTGTGACGGCACCCCGCACAAAGTCGTAGGTGCTCTCGCTTTCGAGTTCGCCTGCGATCTCGTCGAACAAGAGGTTGACCGAGTTCCAGACTCGGGTGGCGGGGACTCCAAACAGGTCGGCTAGCTGTGAGGCCACGGAGGCCGTGGCATCTACGGCATCCTTCTTCATCGGAGCCTTGATGATGTTCTCTAGAACTCGCTGCCACGGCGTCGCAGGGTAGCGGTTGTTCCAGTATTGATCGTCCAGCCAGAAGGAGTCGATCATCCGTGTGACCTCTACCGCTACAGGCAGACCACCCACAACCTGCTCGGCTTGCGAGCGCCACCAAAGCTCCCACATGTCGTCGCCGTAGCCGTCGTCTTCGTCATCGAAGTCTTCGCCTCGCGCCAACTCCGTAGCAGCCAGCGCCAGCATGGCGGGCAGCATCAGCAAATACATGTAGGAAGAAGCCAGCGCAGCAGCCTTGGCTTGGCCCTCCTTGTTTAGATCTAGACGACGCTGGTTCTCAGCGTTGTTCATCCAGTTAATGAACCAAGACTTGAACGGGAACATGGCACGGTAGATCGAGCCTTGAGACTCGAAGTGGCTCAAGTCCTCCTTCTCGCCCGCCATCTGCGTCTGACGCACGACGCTGTCCGCGTATGCGACGGCTCGCGCTTCAGCCTTAGCAGCCCCTTCCGGGTCGCCCATAAACTCTTGCAGGGCACGCTCCGTCTCCTGGTTGTAGGCTGCTTGCCATACCGCCACGTCTACGTGGTTCTGCGTCCACTGCTGGAGGAAGTAGGCGTAGCGGTTAGACCAGTTTGAGATCTTGTCCCAGACTCCGCTCTCCTGCGTCAGCAACTGATTCTGCTGGTTGTAGATGTCAAAGATCTGACGATCTACGCGGAGCCTCAACTCAGTAGACTTCTCCATCGCCTCGATGCGCGGACCCTTGCTGAACATGTTGCTCATCAAGGCGGAGATGATTCTGCGAGCACCTACCCGACGCATCGGGATCACCAAGCCAGCGTAGTTCTGCAAAGCGTTACCGATGTTCAAGAACATCACGCCCTTGTTGGCGTTGCGGGACATCGCCAGCATCATGTTGCCGACTTGAGTGTCCTCGTCCCGGTCCATTTTTTGGTAAGCACTGCGCCTAAGCCAACCTTCCATGTTCCGGTAAGCCTTGGTCCCAAACTTTCGGATGAAGGTTCGCTGGACCTTCCTTCCGCTGACCACCTTGTAGACCTCGGTGACAGGCTCGGCCATGTGAATGAACCGGAACACCTCAGCAGCGTGGTGCTGAATGTTGGCAAGGTTTAGCTCCAGAGGATCTCCTTCGGGACCAGTCCTGTCCTTCGCAAAGCTGGGCAAGATTGACAGCATCCGTTTTGCTTGCTGATCAATGCTCATGTCCTCATCTTGCAAGCCTTGAGCATCTGCTCTACCACCCTCGCTCCTGTCGTAGCGGACAGGGATGTAGCCACCCGTAAACTCGACAGCGCCGTCAGGAAACTCGATCGAGAACTTTTCAGCCTTGATCGTGTTCATCTCGTAATGACGCAGGCGCAGCATTACGTCCTGCGCCCGACCCAGCATGTCGGATCCGTTCAGTTGCTTGAATGTCTCCTGCATGAACTCGAAGTCCTTGCGGGTGAGGACACCCTGACGGACTTGCTCTTGCAGGAAAGCCTTGACCTCTCGATCGGCCTGCCGCATCTGCTCATCATTCGCCTCCCTGCCTGCGTATCCCCGGACCAAACGCTCGCGGTTGCTGGCGTTGCCGTAGTAGTGCATCGCCAAGTGGATCAACTGAGACTTCACGTTGCGACCGTTCTGGCCGATGATGATCGTCTCTCCAAGGACAGTCATCTCTAGTTCACGGTTGCCACCAGGAAGGGTGAGGTCCAGAGCACGAAGCCTGTCGCCAAAGTTCTGTGTGAACTCCTTGACCTCTTCGCGGTAGCGGTTGCCAGCATCCTTCACCATGCGGAACATCCGCGTCCAGATGCCTACCTTGTTGGCGTCAGCCCTACGGAACAGGTGCTCAAAACGGATCAAGTCTGCGAAGTAGTTTCTGATCTTGCCAAAGATGCTCTTCTTGCCGTCGAGATCCTTGTTGCCGTCCTTGACGTTGCTCTCCAGGGTCGCAGCCGCTTCCTCTTGAGCGGCTTCAATCCTTTGCTTCTTCTCACCGATCTTAGTCGTAAGCTTGTTCTTGGCTCTAAGCATCATCCGCGCTGATAGCAAGCGCAGGACACGGATGTCTCCAAGAGTCAGATGCTCCATTGGCTTGCGACGGTCACCGACACGCGGCTGTGCGATGTCCTTGCGGAGCAGAGCCATGATGTTGTCGCCTACCTCTGCTGCGAACTCCGGGTCTTCCTTAGCAAACCGGGCCAGAGCTTCGTTCGGATCGAAGTCTACGTTGCCGATCCCAAGGCGAGACAGGATTGCCCGAAGCGCCTTCATCACCGTTACGTCGTAGCCTGCCTTTGCCAGCGCACTGTCCGACCTGTGCTTAAAGGCACGCTTGTTAGACTCGACAAGGCTCCGCACTTCCTTGCGGGCCTTCAAGCCCTCTACGACCATTTGCTCGTTGACCAACTCTTGACGCTTGGCAAACCGTGCCGCCTCAATGTCGCCGTCCTTGAGCGCCTTGATCGCCTTCTTGCGAGCGCGAGCAGCAGCACGGCTGTAAGCCGCAACGTCAATCCGACCAGTTGGGGTCTTCTCGATCAGCGCGATGGCAACCTGCTTCGCAAGTTCCAACTCTACCTTGCTGCGCCTGCCGTTCTGAAGCAGGAACTTAAGCTCCCGCGCCATGACCTTCTGCCGGATCTTGTTGTGAACCGCAGCGTGAACATTCTCCTGCTGCACAATCGGGTCCATCAGGTCCGTGTGCTCGTTTAGCAGGCGCTGGTTAGTTCGGTGCAGCACCTCTTCCTTGAAGTTCCTGTGCGTAGCAAGAGCCTCAAGCATGGCGTCGGTGCTCTCGAAGCCGAACATGTCACGCACACTTTCCAAGGACATGCCGTCCTTGGAGATCAGGTTTCTTCTTTTCAGTTCTTCGTAAAGAGCCGGGGCTTTTGCTTTGACAATATCGCCGTTGAGTTTGCGAGAAGTAAAGTCACGGCTGTCTGTGTATGGACCCTTCTCTGTCTGGTAAGGCTTCTTCCGCATCCAGTCCAAGAACTGGTAGACCGACTCCATCTTGGTCTGAGCCTCGACCTCTTCTCGGATCTGCTTGGTGATGCGCTGGAGTTCGACACGCTGCTTCTGGGCAACCAGCGCGTAAGCGTTAGCGAAGGTCTTGGCCTCCTTCATCCGCTGCTGAGTCATCTCAGCTTTGGCTTCGTAGATAGAGTCCTTGAACTCCTCTTCGTATTCGTCGTATTCCTGCGCGTCGCGACCGGACTTAATCCACTCGTCCTTGGTCATCATCATTGCTTCGAGTTCGCGCTCGTCGAAGAACGCTTGAACGTCGCGTTCAGCAGACATCATGCGACCGAAGATGGCCCGGACCTCGTCGTTCAGGCCAGGAAGCGGCTGCTCTGGCTTGCCCTGCTCCTTTCTAATTGCGTTGTAGGTTTTCTGGAAGTCCTTGACCAGCGCCTCAAACTTGCCAGAAATGTAAGACAGCAATCGGCTGAAGACCCCTCGAAGCTCACGGCTAGGAGCCACGCCTTCGTAGAGGTAACGCTCGAAGCTCATCGCGATGACTTCATGGAACTCGCGACGCTGGTCGATCGTCATCGCACGCCACTCGGTCAACGTGCCCTCAAAGCCTGACCACTTCAGCAGTTCTTTGATGTCGCTCAACATCTGCTTTTCTAGCGCCGTTGCCTCGTAGCCTTCCTGCGCCAGCTTGGCTTCGATGTCGAGGCCGATCTCTGCCATCAACTCCAAGTTCCAGTGCATCAACTCGTGCATCAGAGTTGTTGGCTTGGCGTTGGGGTCGAGCAGGATCTTGGTGATGGTGTCGCCGCCCATGACCTCGGCTTGCCCGAGCACGCGCTGCTGGTCGCCCTCGCCTGTTCTGCTAAAGAGAACGCCGTCCGGTGAACTGACTTCTTGGATAACAGAAGTGTCAAAGACGACGATTTCTTCCCCGGTCTTAGAAAATCCGGGAGATCCTGCGCTGTCTTTCATGCGAAAGATCATTCCTTTGTAACCAGCCGCCTCAAGTACTTCTCGTTTTGCCCTGGCTACTCCTGCTTCAAAAGTTTCTGGCCCTCCTCGCTGTCTCTGAAGCTGTTTAAACTCCACATCAAACTTCTCGTTAATTGCTTCTTCGATTTCAGTAACAGGGTTTCTGTAGTCGTAAAATTGAGAAGTGTCGATGTCTACGGTGTAAACGTATGGCTTAGGCTTGTATCCAGGGATTCGATCACGCCCACTAAAAGCTGGCTGTGAGTATTCTTTGGCTTGGCCTTGATCTTCGGTGAAGTAAATGCCTTGCGGCCCATAGCCATAGTCTGTTGAGCCAATGTGTTTTTCGTTAAAGAAATCACTGAGCATTTCTTCGTTAACGACAAGCGGCCCCTCTCTCTTAGTGTCATATACGACAGACTTTTCGCCGGTCCTTCTGTCAACCTTTGCCCTTGGAGTCTTAACTATATCCCGTCGTCGCAGATAGCGGTCGGGAGGAGATGTTTGGGATTTTGCTTCTTGATAAGCATCTCGTGCTTCTTCCAGGCTTTTTAGAGTTTTGCGTAGAGCCTTTGTTTCAGGGCTGTTTCGAACAGTTTGATAAGCCTCACTCTTCAGGCGATCTCTGCGACGGAAGATCTCTTTGCGCTTTTCGTAGAACGATTGGCTGCCATCATCTTCGAGTGCTTTTCGTTCTTGCTCTAGTTTGGCTAGATCGGATTCTAGTTGCTGGTTCGTCTCCTCTCGGAGCTTGCGTTCTGCTTCGCGACTCTTTTCGTGCTCGGCTTTTGCTTTGTCGATGTCGGCTTGCAGTTTTTTGCGTACGACATCCCACTTAGCCAACGCATCGCGAACGGCTTTGTTGAAGTCTTCAAACCTTCCAGCCGTGCCGTGGTAAGCGCGAACAACATTGGGTCGCGGCGCTTCGCTCTCCTTGCTGTAGAGGAACTGCTCCTTCCCGGCCACCTTGGCGTTCTTCGCGAACACCTGACTGCCGACCTGCACCACCTCGTCGGCGCTGACTAACGGCTCACCCGTCTTGCGGTCGTAGTAGTAACCGTGACGCTCAGGGTCAATGCCGACCTGACGCCATGCAGGGTCGGTCAGGGCTTCTTGGGCGATCTTGGTTGCCTCTTCTACGCTCGTAGGCATCCAGTCGCCGTAGATGACGCCGAGTTTGTCCTTGTTCTCGCCCAGCGCGACAGCCTTAGCCGTCTCCTGGTGCATCACCATCTCGACGTTCGAGAGGCGGGCTACGTTGGTGTAACTGACCTCCTTTCCGCCTCGCTGGTAGCCCTTTGCCTTCTTACTCTTGGCACCAACATCGTGGACCGCGATGGTTCGAGCGCCCTTCTTGGTCGAAGGAATGTCCAGTCTGACACCAACCCTCCGACCAGCCTCCAGTTTCTGGTTCAGCAAGGCTACCTGCTTGGGCTTGAGAGCGTTCGACATCTCCTCGTTGGTCGGAGCGTCGTAGACTTGGTCGTCAGCCAAGACTGGCTTGAGGATGTCGGCCAAGGCATCCCGTTGCTCGCGAGTAATCTCGCCTCGGTCCATTGCCATCAAGGCTTCCTGCATCTTGACGAAGCGACCCGTCCTCGGAAGACGCGCCTCGTTGGACAGGTCGAACAGACCCTGCGCGTTGCGAGCAGGTAGCAGGGACTCAAACTTGGCGATCTGTTCCGGCGTAGCGTCGCCCTCAAACAACGGCTTCTCGTCCGTCTTAGGCTCGGCAGCAGGCTCAGGAGCAGCCTCCTCTGTCACCTCAGGCTCGACCTCGGGAGTCACCTCGACCTCTGGCTCCGCAGCAGGCTCAGGATCTGCCGCTTGGCGCTGCGGGTTCTCGGTGGCCGCGCTCGCTACGACAGGCGTGACACGGGTGACAGGAGCCTCGTTGGCTTCCGTCATCGCCTCTGCCATCTCTGGCGCTGCCTCGACGACCTCAATAACAGGGTCCGCAGCAGGGGCAGTTTGTTGCTCGGTCTGCTCGGTCTGCTGCTGGGCCTGCTGACCCTCCAGACGCTTCCGCACGATCTCAGGCAGGTGCTTCTCTACAAACTCTCGCGGAGAGACGTTTCTTTGGAGCGCCGCACGGCGGATGAATCCGATCAACAAAGAAGCGTTGGCCGCTGCGTTCATCGTCAGTTCGGCGTCTGTGCCCTTGAGAACCTTCTCTAGGTCACGACGAACTTCCTGACGCACTTCGCGAAGTTCGCGCTCAAAGTTCTCCATGTCTTGGAGGTCTTTGGCAGCTTCTTCGCCCCGCTCCTTGACCATTTTTTCGCGAAGGCGGTCAACCTCGTCATACTCACGCTTGGTCATCCCATTTTCTTGGAACGCCGTGTTGGACAACGCCGTCTCGCGAAGAAGCGTGTTATCAAAAGCGTCTTCGAACTCAGTCTTGGTTAGTTCAACCTCGCCATCGCGCTCCGCAGCCTCGTCAATCCGAGCCATCAAGCCAGGGCTGTTGGCCTCAATCGTGTCGCGGACCTGATCCTCTGTTACCACGCCCTCCTTTACGCCTTCTGCAATGGCGTTCTTAAAGTCTTGAGCGCGGACGTAGTAAGAAGAGTTATACGCAGAGGTCTCGCCAGCCTCTGCGTCTACCTGACGCTGCGCTTCAGGAGCCTTGCTCCTGCCACGAATCTCAGCAGCCTCCTTCTCCTTCTTGTAGTCGTGGTTAGCATTAGCAGCCTTAATGTTGTCGTTGGCTAGGCGAATGGCGGACGGAACGCCGCCCATGATGACCATGCCTTTAAACGTGTGCGTAAACGCTTGGCTGAAAGCTTCGTAGTATTCAGGCTCGTAAAGGTTGTCTGGCCGGTATAGCTGCGACGCTCGGAGTTGAGCAAACTCACCAAGAACTTCTTGGACGCCCTCAGTCAATGACTCCGCAGTAATGCCCTTGGCGTAATCAGCAAGAATGCCTCCACTAATTTCCCCTGCTTTTTTGCGGAACAGCAACAAGCCTTTGCCTCGCTTCTTGGCAATTTCTTTGGCTAGTTGCTTAAAAGGCGCACCGGCAAACTTGAGACCTACAGACTCAAAGCCTGCGATGACAGCCCCGTAAGAAGATGCAATGTCCGCAGCCTGAGCAGGCGTGTAGCCGTCCATGACGAGGTCGGCGTAGAGGTTGCCGCCTTCGAGGTTAAGGCTAGTAGCAAACGCAGCGATACCTGCGGCAATAGGCGCTGTAACGCCTGCGGCAGGGCCAGAAACCATCGCCGCTGTTTTTCCGGCAGCAAGTGAGTAACCCAGCGTTTCTTGCATAGTGCCTGCAAGTTCAGCAGCAGCGGCAAGCCAACCGGGTTCGCTTTGCATGTGAGCTTGCTGGAGCTTGCGGGCCTGCTCAATCTTACGGCGCTCGTAAGGGTAGAGGTCTCGGCCCTCTAGCATAGCGCGAGTGCCAATGCTGCCGATGGCTACTGTGTCACGTGCGACGTTGTAGGCGTTGGAGATCTCGTTCCACCACCCCTCCGTCTCGATGATGTTGCCCATGTCGTCGCGAGCAGTCGCGACAAACGGAACGCTAGTCAGATTCTTGTAGAGGGTCGGGTAAGTCCGAGCGACTGTGTCGTTGTAAAGTTGCTTTTCAGCAAAGAGCGACTCGTATTCTAGAAAGTTCTCTCGAATGTCCGCCTCGTCTGCGTCCATAACAGACGACAGTGACTGCACTTTTTGCTCTTGAGCAGGATTGTATTTAGCAGACTCTTTCCAGACGTAGTTAAAGTCAGGCTGCTCAGGAAACAGAGGCGGTATCAGCGAGTTGCTCATAGCTTAATTTTGCTCAAACCACTGTTTAAGAGCTTGGAAGCGGCTTAAGTATTTGCCATTAGGGTCATCTGTAGACCTTGGAATGTTGCTTAAACTTGCTCTAACAGATTTAGGCAAGTCATCTTCACCCCCAGGGTAGAACATTAAAGCAAAGTCTTCAAAGCCATCTGGGTCCATGCCGCTGCCATTCCATTGTGCTTTAAGATCTGTTAGTTGATCTAAAAACATTTCAATGCGTTGCCCAGAAGTAACCGTAATTTGGCCGCTAGGACCACTAGCTCTAAACCCTCTATAGTCAGTTACACCTTTAGCGTATTTAGTTCTTGGCAACTCAATGCTTTGTATTTTTTGAGTTAGCAAACTTCTAGCAATGTTGCGCCTAACAACGCTTTGTCGCCGCCCATCTTCTTGCCCTTGCTTTTTAAGCGCTTTTACTCGTAAGGCTTCAGCGCGGGCGTCAATGTCCGCAGGCGAGATTTTGCTGGCTGCGCGGGCGCGAGCCGCTTCGAGACCTGCAAGATCCAGAATCGTCATGTCGCTTGAAATGCCAAGAATCTTTTTAGATGCTCGGCTTTCTAGTTCTTGACGGTTTAAGACGAGGTTGCCAGGACCGATGAATTGGTCAAAGACCTGCTGCACAGCGAGGCCACGCTCTTCTTCCAATAGTTCCTTAGCAGCCTGATCTTGATAAGGCTCAAGCTCATCGCGTCGCCTCGGGCGCTCTAGCGGCCCAAGACTTTCTCCAGGCTTTCCGTATCGGAACTCCGTGGTGTAGATGTTTCGCGTGTGATCTTGGTCAACCCAGCCCGACTTGTATACCTCTTCCGCAACTTCTTGTAAGAAGATCGTTTCGTCAGTCTTGGCTCGCTCATTCTCAGTCAAGGTTTGCCATTTTGCGTTGGCACGTTTTACAACCTCAATGTGAAAACGGTCCATCATGGTTTTGCGAGACAGAGTGCGAGTAGACGACTGACCTTTGCCGTATTTAGTCAGTAGCTTGTCTTCAAGGGTTTTGCCTGTATCTGCGTTAGCTCGAGCATCATGCTCAAGCAAAGCGACATCCGTTATATCTGTATGCGATGCAGTAAACGGGTTGAACTTGCCTGTCCCTCCGCTTCCAGATCCAGATCCAGATCTGCCACCAGTCTGTCCGCTTTTAAAAGCGTTGTATTGGCCAGTCAGAATCATCAACCTTTCTTGCGAAACGTGGGCTTTCAGGTCGTCCACCATGCGAGCAACAGTTCCCTCATCATCGCCATACCGTGCAATGATGGCGCTAGGTCTGCGATTTAACTCGTTAAGGATGCGCTCGCCGTAATCGTCCGTAATGTCTAAACGAGACTCCACTAGTCGAAGTTCGTCTAAGATGCCCGCTTGAGAGGCTCTGTTAGTGTCTTCTGCTGTTAACGGCCCTTGTTGGATTTTATCGGAAAGCTCCAGCATTAAGTTGCCGCGCTCTTCCTTCTCGGCTTTCTCACGCGCCGACGCAAACTTGTTTAACTGCTCTAGCCAAGCCTCTGCCATCTTGGGATCAGTTTTGGCCTTTTCTGCAATTAGTTCGAAGCCATCAGCGTAAGTTGAGCCTTGCTGCATAATCCCAGCCGCCCATTGAATCGCTTGTGAATCTCTCGACTTGTCTTGCACTAACTGATCAAGCGACCGTTTTTGCGTCTGACTTATTACCCCGTCAGGCAGTTGGCCCATCAAAGCCTCGATTCCTGCAATACGATTAGGGTCTTCGCTGTCGAGACTTTGCGTGACTACGTCCTGAAACAGTTTGTCGCGCTTGCTTAGTTCGAACACCGTGC